CGCGGATCCTGAGGGCTGAGAAACTTGAGCTTCGCGGGGGGTCGCTTTGTGTGTGTGACCCATACACTAAGGGATGGATCGATGGATGGTGACACTGTAGGGACACTGTGTCAACTGTCTCTGGATTGGTTTGGATCGGTTGGTTGGCAAGCCGAAGCGGCAACCTCTCCTCTTCAGTTGTTTCTTGGTTGAAGGATCGAGACTCTCCTCACCCTTTCAGGGAGAGTCGAGATACTCAACCATTCAAAAGAAACTAACTGGTTTGACGATACCACGATGGATTGGTAGTCAGTCGATCAGCTGTCACAGCATGGCATCAGATGCTAGTCATACCAATGGTTATCAGCAATTCTTATCAATCATATTAGTTATATCAATACATAGTATTGGCTCGGCGGACAGATCGCTTCAGTTATTGAGACTGCCTCGCAATAGCATGTGTGATCTAACTACCGCACATGCCAGTGTGCTGCGCTAGATAGCACAACTAGCGGTACCCATACGGGTGAATCTGCCGCCTTGCCTATACGATATAAGGCTTCAGAGATTTCTGTCAAATTTTAACCACTTCTTCTCCATCATACAACGGAAACAAGTGATCTGAGACACAGGATAAGCGGCATTACAGGGAACATCCTTACCGCACATGTCACATTTAACTAGCTTTACCTCATCATCAGGAGGATCAATCATAAGATCATCTTAGTAGTAGTATCAGTAGTATCGATATCATCATTCAGGGATGAACAGGATTCACTAGATTCATATTTAGCTACCATTTCCTTACACCAGTCTCTTATTTTGTTAACTGAAGGAGTGAATTTGGCTATACCAAAGACTCTACCTACCTCTTTAGGAGTAAATCGTATGCAACATCCTTGTTTATAGTAGACTCTGAAGAAGTTAGGACCAGTTCTAGTCCTCATATAGGTTACATTACAGGTATCTGTATTGTCTGGGAATTGGTACTCCATGTTTAGCGGTGGTGTTTATAAGAATGATTCAGTGTGATGATTTTGGTCTTTGAGTAACCCTAATATCATTAGATAAGGGAGAGGTTGGTCTGTTAAGACCAAGTCTCTCCCACAACCGGCGGATCCACCCTTTCCTCCGGCTGTCTTAATCCCTGGTTAGAGCTAAACCCAGGTGGGTACTACCTTTTTACCTTGTAGTTGTCTAGCCTTTCTACGTTGGTCTAGAGACATACCAAAAGCCATGTGAGAGGCTGCAGTTTCAGGATCTTCTAACCAAGAATCAAGTTGGTCTTTCCACTCTTCTTGGTTTCTCAGTTTCATCTGTTCATGAGCTGAGATTGCCATAGCATCTTGGAAGTATTTAACACCTTGAGCTAGGCAGTCCAATCTGTCGTCATGTTTAACTGCGCCTTTTTCACGGCACATACGACTCATTTGGTAGAAGAGCATGTACAGGAGTCGTTCCTCTGGAGCCGCATCAGCGTTGGATTTGTAATCCCAATCAATGACACCACGATCAACAACCAACCGATGTTGATTAAGAACAGGTTCCAGAGCATCGATGATTCTGTCTTCTTTTCTGACATTGGCACGTACCTCTTCTACGTCAATTGCTTGTTTAGTTTGTTGGAGGTGTTTACGGAATAGCTCACCAACGAGACCATCACCGAAGTTCGTTTCAACTACTAATTTAGTTACGTTATATTTTTTACAACCTCTTAGAATGTCCAGTAACGTTTTGTCTGAGTATCCATCCTTAAAATATCGCATTTCATTCATGTACATGATACTATTTCCTTTGGATAGTTAAGCCGCTGCTGTCTCATCTGTTCCTCGACCCGACGGATCAATTGAGCAGATTGTCTCGGTGAAAGGCTCCCAGTTTCCTGAGAGCTGCATTGGACTGTAGAAATAATCTCCAGGTAACCCGACAGTGGGAGCATCCCGAATGACGTTGGCAGGATCGCTGCACCAGACGATGTTGTCGGGACCAAGGGTAGGGTTAACAGAGGTGACAATAAGATCAGCCATCTTGAGTGGGAACTTCTCAGCGTCTGAGAGAGACGTGTCCAGCATGAACTGGAGCATGAAGTTAGAGCGTCCCATTGACGCTTCACGTTCGAGTAAATCATCATTATCAAAGCGGTCAGGGTCAGTTACGTTCCATTCAGGGACGTTGTTATCGATGTCTTCTTGTAATGCTGGAGCCAGGAGACCTTCGTATTTAGTAGTGTCTCTTGGGTAACGTGCAGGCCAAACGAATGGTCTGTAATTACGTTCAGCTAGTTTGCGATAGATAGTAAAAGTCGTTTGAGGAGTGCCAAGGAAAAG